CATCGGAGGAGTGGATTCTTACGACCAAGACGAAGCAGGAGCGTCAGATTCCTTGGGTAGTGCGATAATTTATCGTAGATTTGCAAATACAAATATACCAAGCGATTATGTTGTAGCTGAATATACTGATAGACCTAAGAAAAAAGAAGATTTTTGGGACGGATGTTTAAAGTTAGCTGTATATTACAATGCTAAAATGTTAGTGGAATATACTAAGATAGGTATATTAGATTATTTTAAACGTATGAATGCGTTAAAATATTTAAAAGAAAAACCAGAGTCTGCTCATAACCCAGGCTCTAGAACAAGGAATCAATATGGAGTTCATATGAACAAACAAGTGAAGGCCTTGTTAGAAGATTTGATAGATGACTATATAAGAGAGAATGTAAAAGATATATGGTTTTTAGATTTAATAGATGAATTAGCTAATTACGGATTAAAAAATACTGACCGAGCTATGGCTTTTGGTATATGTTTAATTCATAACATAGACAATTATAGAATGAGAGTTCAAGAAAAAGAAGAAATTATAGATATAGGTTTAAAATATTACACAAGAGGGTATAATGGTACTCCAATAAAAATACAATAAAATGAGCAAAAAAACAACTTCCTTCCCATCAATGATGGTTTCAGAAAAAGAAAAAAACAAAGAATGGTGCGAAAAGGTACTAAATTCTATTGTTGGATTTATGTCTTTAGACAATAGTACATACTCCGATTCAAGAAATAGAGATATTGGTAATTATTCTATTTATAATGGCGAAATAAATCAAAGTGATTATACATATATTACAGAACAATATGGATTATCATATCCAGCTAGACTAGTAAATTATCCAATAATTACACCTAAAATTGATTTGCTTGTAGGGGAAGAATTAAAAAGACCTATAGATATGAAAGTATCTACTATTAATAAAGAAGCTGTAATAAGAAAACTAGACCATAAGGTAGCTATAGAAATGAAATCTTTATTACAAAATATACATGAAGACTTTGAAAAAAATTACGGAACTCCTATTACAGATGAAGGACACGGAATGCCTGTACCAGACGATATAGATAGATACATGAAATATAATTATAGAGAAATGGTAGAGGAAAATGCTCAAGATGGATTAGAGTATGTGTTAAATAGATATAATTTAAAAGATAAATTTAAAGAAGGATTTAGAGACTTATTAGTAACAGGTAAAGAATTTTTTAAGGTTGATATACAGAATGGAGACCCTCATGCTCGTAGAGTAGACCCTCGTTCTGTTATATATGATACATCTGTAGATTCTGATTATTTAGACGAGGCTTCTTGGGTGGGAGAAGAAAGATGGTTATCTGTTAATGAAATTAATGATGAATTTAAAGAGTGGTTAACTAAAGAAGATTTATTAGAATTAGACACCATGAGATTTGCTTATGGTTCTGATGCAGCGGAATATAATAGTAGTTTTCAATGGATGGATTCAAGACATGGTAGAGAAAATCGTATTCGTGTTGTAGCGGTAGAATGGAAATCACTAAGAGCTATTAAATTTAAATTATCTCCTAATAAATATGACCCAGATAGACCATTTAGAAAAATGGTAAAAGATACATACAAGAAAAGAAAAGGAGAGGACATAGAAATAAAATGGGTGGACGATATATGGGAAGCTACTAAAATTGGAGGAAAAATTCTTGTTAAAGCAAAAAGAAGAGATAATCAAGTTAGAAGTGTAGATGACCCAGGAAAAACACCTTTATCTTATATTGGATGTGTAAAAGGTAATACTACAGGAAACTGTACTTCTATAGTAGATTTGTTACATAATGTACAAATGTTATATAATATTGTAATTTACCAAATAGAATTAGCTATGGCTCGTTCTGGTGGTAAAGCTGTAGTTTATGATACATCTCAAATACCAACAAATGTAGGTATGGATATGCAAACAGTGTTATATCATTTAAAGACAGATGGTATTATACCTATTAATTCAAAAGATGAAGGAGGTCAGATACAATCATTTAATCAATTTCAACAAGTTGATTTTACTTTATCTCAATCTGTACAGCAATTAATTAATCTAAAGATAATGTTAGAAGATATGGCTGGACAAATATCTGGAGTTTCAAGACAAAGAGAAGGAGCTGTTGAACAATATGAATATGTTGGAAATGTTCAAAGAAGTGTAATACAGTCTTCTACAATTACTGAATCTTGGTTCTATTCTCATAATGAAGTAAAACAAAGAGTACTAGAAAGTTTATGTAACACTATGAAGATAGCTTGGGCTGGAGGTAAAAAAGCTGCTATGATATTAGGAGACGGAGCTTATAAATTCTTAACTGTTATGCCAAATGTATCTTTACAAGATTTCGGAGTATATGTAGGAGATAGTGGTAAGGACGACGCAATGAAACAAGTGGTACAACAATTAGCTCAATCAGCTTTACAATCTGGAGGTATAGATTTATTAAATATATTAAAAGTATTAAAAGCAGATACTATGACAGAGGCAGAGAAAGTTTTAGAACAAGGTATGGACCAAATGAAACAACAAGCTGCGGAACAACAACAACAAGCTATGCAACAAATACAAGCTCAACAAGAAGCTGAACAAGCTAAATTTGAAGGAGAAGCTCAACTTAAACAAATGGATAATGAAACTAAAATAAAAGTTGCAGAAATTCAAGCTGAATCCAGAATGGCGGTTGCTACTTTACAATCAGAAGATAAAAGAGATATACATGACGCGACACAAGACGCTGAGTTTAATAAAAAATTAGCAGACCATGAAATAAATAAAGATACAGAAAACAAAGAAGAAGATACAAATGCTTATAGTGGTGAGTCTAAAACAACTATGGAGGATAAAATAAGAGCAAAAGACAAGGTTTCAAAATAATTTGTATCTTTGCAGAATAGGGACCAATAAATTAAAATAATATGTCAGAAGAAAAATCAAGTTTAGTAGAGGAAGTTGTAGAAACAGAATCTACAGAAAACACAACAAAAAATGAAGAAGCGTTTAACCCATTAGCATTTGCGTCAGACAAACCTGAAGGAGAATTAGGACCAGACATACCTGTTAATGATGATGAAGAATCAGAGCCTGTTACAGATGAAGATGGATGGAAATGGAACAAAAAAGAAGAAGTAGAAGAAATTGTAGAAGAAGAAGAGCAGTATGAATGGGAGCCTAGTACAGAATCATCAGAAGATGATTTAGATTGGGATAAAGTTGCTAAAGAATTAGGAATTGAAGGAGCGTCTAAAGGAGAAATAAAATCAACTTTAAATGCTATGAACAACAAAGAGGATAAGACAAATAATGTTGTAACAAGTCCTGAAATTAAAACTTTAGAAAGTTATTTAGATTATTCCAACAAAGAGTTGGTTATGGAAGAATTAAAAGCTGACGGATTAACTCAGCATGAAATTGACGATACTATTGATAAAATGCAGCGTAATGGATTAATCACCATTAAAGGTAGAGAAATAAAAAGAGCTATTAAAAACGCTGTTAAACAACAAAAACAAAATTTACAAATAAATCAAAGTCAAGAAATAGAACAAAGAAAT